GAGGGTTGATGCGGGGGGGTTAGGGGGTGCCTTATGTATGTACAATGCGTAAAGAAATTTTCTAAGTAAAATTCCCAGCATGTAAAATTTATCTGATTAACTGACAACAGATAAAACAAAACCCCCTGCTAGGAAAACAACCTAGAGGGGGTGAATCTGTACTTGATTACTTAAAGTAATTACTTAAAGTAAGGGATATATATTATAGTTGTAGTAATCCCAAGAGGGATAATGAAATTATACATATTAATTCACCCTGTGTCAATAGAAAAAGAAATATAATTTAATTTATTTTATATGTTGACAATATTAGCAAAGGTGTGCTACTATTACAATTAAATCGAATCACTATGGAAACAACCATGTTTACATTTGAGCAACTTAAAGGTCCGAACGGCAAAGTAAGAACTAAAAGTTTATTCTATGAACTATCTTACTACGATCCAAAGCATGCTATCTTTACAACTAAAGAACAGGATATAGTTGCTCACGGTGTAAAGTATACATCACTTCACCAGCTATACTTGTCAATGGTTCCTCACGATCCAACTGAGTATGACTTTGCTCAAAGGGTCTTTGGTTCATGGGATGTTTGGGATACGATAACTAAAGCTCCTCAGGTAAAGCCTCACGTTACCCGTTGGAGAAATGAAGTTGAGATTAAAGTTAAGTCTCAGGCTATACAGGCTATAGCTTTAGAGATGAAGGAGGGTGGACGTAGTTCTTTTTCAGCAGCCAAACTACTTCTAGAAAAAGGTTGGTTAGATAAAGACAACAGTTCACAAGCTAAGAAAAAATTAGCTGTTAAAGAGCAGGAAGACCAGAATAAACAAGCTTTAGCTCTTTTGTCAGAAGATGCTCACAGGTTAGGTATTAAGGTAAACTAATGGCAAAGAAACCTACACTTACTTCTATTAGTTCTGGCTATGCCTCGACTACAACCCTTAATGATAACTTTACAGCTTTAAGAGATTCCTTTGACAACACTTTGTCGAGGGATGGTTCAACCCCTAACACAATGAACGCAGACATAGACCTTAACGGAAATGATCTGTTAAACTTAGGGGGTATTTACGTTAATGGTCAAAACGTATTTAATCTCCTAGACAATGTCACAATTAGTACATCGGCCCCTTCAGGTGGTAATGACGGTGACATTTGGTTTAAATTATCATCCTAGAAAAGGAAGTAACTCATGTCTGCTTTATCAGATCACGCAGAAAATCTAATATTAAATTTTTTAATGACTTCGGGTACAGCTACCCGTCCTACCGCATGGTATGTAGCTTTATATACAGTAGCTCCCTCAGATGCTGGTGGTGGAACAGAAGTTTCAGGTAATGGCTATAGCAGACAAACTGTAGCTTGGGATACAGCCACAGGCACAGGCGGTACAACCGATAACACAGGTGCTGTGTCATTTACAGCAACAGGTGGTAACTTTGGTACAATCGTAGCTATTGGTATTCATGACGCTTCATCAGGAGGCAACTTGCTTTGGCATGGGGCTTTGTCAGCTAACAAAACTGTAAACGATGGGGATACCTTAGAGTTTGCCGCAGGTGCTATTGACCTAACTATTGCATAAGGGTTTATAAATGGCCGTTCTTAAAAATCGGGCAAAGATGTCCACCAGTACAACGGGTACTGGAACTATTACGCTTGGCAGTGCTGAGGATGGGTATCAGACCTTTGCTGATGCTGGGGTAGCTAATGCAGATGTAGTTCGTTACATTATTGAAGATGGTAATAACTTTGAAATAGGCACAGGCACCTATACAAGTTCTGGCACTACGCTGTCACGCACCGTAAGCGAGAGCAGCAACTCAAACAATGCCATTAATCTTAGTGGTTCAGCTACCGTGTTTATTGGTGCTACAGCTGAGGATATTCCAGCGCTTTATGCTGAGAATACTACTCTTAGTGTAGTTGCTCCAATTGCTACAGGCAACGACTCTATATCCCTTGGTTCAGATGCAAACTCAAGCGGAACAGATAGTATTGCAATTATGAACGGTAATGCTTCTGGGATGAGTAGCCTTGCCGCCGTTATAGCAAATAACACAACAACATATGGGGCGCAGGGATCAGGCTCAATTTCGATTGGAACTTTGTCGAAGGCCACAGCCATTGCAGGTACGGCTGTTGGCTATGGAGCCACTTCCACCCATGTGGCGGCAAGTGCTTTTGGTACTTCGGCTACTACGACAGCAACTAATCAGATTGCATTGGGCGGTAGCGGTATTACAGCAAGAATATCTGGTGCTTATAACCTGCCAACATCAGACGGTACTAACGGGCAGGTACTTACCACAAATGGTTCTGGCGCTGTTACCTTTGCAGATGCTGGTGGTGGTGGCGACCCTGATCTTTACAGAGACAATGCTTCAAGTGCTGTAACGCCAACGGCGAGTGGTACAAATGCGGTAGCCCTTGGTTCAGGGGCGGTAGCTAGTGGCGCTTTGAGTTTTGCATTTGGCTCAAGCGGCTCAAATGCTGCAATCGCCAGCGGTTCACAATCGATTAGTATGGGTTCGTACTCAAGAGCCTATGGCTCAACGTCGATAGGTGTAGGTTATTCAGCAGAAGCAAGTAGTGGTGCAAGCGGTGGAGTAGCACTTGGTCAAAATGCTCGTTCAGCAGGAAATTATGCTGTGGCGTTTGCTAAATCCAGAGCAGCAGGGGCTGATAGTTTGGCTGGGGCTATTTCTACTAACTCATCATCCTACGGAGCTACTGGTTCTGGAGCCGTTGCCCTAGGGAATTGGGCAAAAGCAAGTGGTTCTAGCAGTGGTGCATTTGGTTTTGGGGCAAATGCTACTAATTGGGGAGCTTATGCCCTTGGCGCTCAAACATTTGCTACTGGAGATTCTTCTGTTTCTCTTGGTCGTAACTCTTTAGCTTCTGCAACGTATTCAATCTGTATTGGGAACGCTGGTCAGAACAATATACAGTCATCTATTAAGTTTTCTGGCAGTCAGCATGCCAATCAGGGTGATGCTCAAATTGGCTTATATCCATTGATGGCTGATACAACTGATGCCACTGCCACTGCAATGGTTACAAATCACCAAAGCACACCGGGTGCGGGTACTGCTAATCAAATCGTTCTACCCAACAACAGTGCTTACGCTTTTCACGGTACTATCGTAGCACGTCAAAAAGCAGGTGATGGTACAGCTTGTGCAGCATGGAAAGTAGAAGGTTTGATACGCAGAGAAGGTTCTGCCAGTACAACAGTTTTGGTCAACTCAGCAACCACTGTTCTAGACAATACACCTAACTGGGGCATGGCACTATCCGCTGACACAACTAACGGTGGCTTAAAAGTACAAGTTACTGGTGCAGCATCAACCAATATCAGATGGACTACTAGCATTACCACATCTGAACTAACTTACGCCTAAAAGGAGATACCAAATGGCTATACAACACAACATCGAAGAAGGTGCCTCTCAATATGGCATCGCTTTCAATAGCGCATACTACCGCATCGTAACAGCGTCTGTCAGCCGTCAACGTGGAACTGATCCAAAGTTTATGGTGATGATTGATCTAAGTGCTTATGCCACAAGCAGTCCCACAGATGACACTCGTGAGGTGGCGTTCTTACGGTTCAACGCAAACCTAACAGATATCGAAGCTGCGTCTGGATCTACGTTTATGGACAAATGTTATACGTGGGTTATGGCTCAAGAAGATATGAACGGATCAACGGCGGTTTAAACAATGAGCCTGACAATCAATCATCAGACGAATGACATTAGTGCTACTAGCGGCAGTGTGACGATTGACGGTGCTGCGGCTGGAGGTGGTGGCGGACCTGTAACTTCTGGCTTAAAAACTGCTGGGACTAGCCTTACTCAAGTTCCACCCATCGATTTAGGTTATTACACTGGCAGCGGTTTATTGTTTGGCTCTAGTGTAATTTATTTTGTTCCTTGGGTAGCACCTGTAGATGGAACACTAGATGGTATTACTATTTATCTTCAAGATAATCTTGTATCGTCCTCTGGTGAATTGGGGCTTGGCATTTACAGTCATAGCAGCGGCCCTTCAAGCAGACTTTCTTATGGAACACTCAATCCCAACGGTATAGGTGATGGATGGAAAAGTGTAACAGGATTATCTCAAAGCGTAAGCGCAGACACTTTATACTGGTTAGCTGTCAGTACCAATACACCTTATAACAGTCTAATGTACAAAGCATATAGACGCACAGGATTTTATCCAAGGCCAGCCACTACAGCAACAAATGATGATTATGTTTTGGTTTCTAATTCTTCAAATGTTTCATCGACATCAACGGCCTCATCGTTTTCTCAGAACACAAACGAGCCGCCATATTTAGCGGGAGTATATTCATGAGAAAAGATCAAGTATTTTCTAAAGATGGTGTTATTCTTAGCGAAACAATCGTTGAGTTTACTGCTGATGAAATCCGTGCCAAGCGCAACAGCCTGCTCGCAGAAACAGACTATCTTGCTCTAAGTGACACCACACTGTCATCTGACATGGCTGCATACCGTCAAGCACTAAGGGATGTCACAAGTCAGGCTGGCTTCCCGACAAACGTAACTTGGCCGACTAAACCGTAGGAGTAACACATGCTAGGTTTCAGCCCACTAGCGTCTGCCCCACTAGCGGATACTGGGGCTGTTGCAGGAGTAACTTTACAGGGTAGCTCTTCTTTAGTTGCGTCGAGCACCCTTTCTTCTGTAGGTACAATAAAAACTTTTGGATCTGCAAGTCTAGCTTCAACAAGTAGTAAACTATCTGTAGCCTTTAAAAAACTACACGGTAATTCAAACTTAGTTGCTTCAAGCACTATATCTTTTGATCCATTAGTAAAAAGAAATGCATCAGCTAATTTAATTAGTTCGAGCAGTTTACAAGCAGAAGCAGTTCATAAAAAACTTGCTAGTAGTTCTTTAACTGCTTCATCTACTTTAAGTTCTTCTGCTAGTAGAACTATTAATGTTAGTTTTACAGGGGTAAGTTCAACTAGCTTACTGTCATCAGCCACTGTTCAAGTTTTTGGCAGTGAGATGTACATTAAGCAAAACGGTACATGGGTTCTTGTTCAGGCAGCTTATGCAAACGATAATAGTTCTTGGGTCGAACCTCTTGCTATTTACTACAAGGACGGTTCTAACTGGAGACGAGTTCTGTAATGTCAACACTTATTGATATTCGTACAGCGGCTGAAAGTGATTTAGTTACATTTATTAAACTTGTAGCACCTGAACAAGTCTTAGGTCAATGTCATGAGGATGTCTGTAACTGGTGGACAAGACCTGATTATAAAAGCCATCAGCTTCTTTTGTTTCCTCGTGACCACGGAAAATCAAGATTAATTGCGTTTCGTGTCGCTTGGGAGTTGACAAAGAACCCAACATTGCGTATACTATACATATCGGCTACAGCCAATTTAGCTGAAAAACAATTAGGATTTGTCAAGGGTATTCTAACATCTGAGATCTATCGTCGATACTGGCCTGAGCATGTTAATGCTGATGAAGGTAAACGGATTAGATGGACTAACTCAGAGATTTCTTTAGACCACCCTGCACGTAAGAAAGAGAATGTTCGTGACCCTTCTGTATTTACTGGTGGCCTCACTACTTCCCTTACTGGAATGCACTGCGACATTGCGGTATTGGATGATGTGGTTGTT